TACGAGAACAGAATAGCTGCGATTGAGGATTACAAGGAGGACACAAAATGTTAATTCCAGCAGTACCGGCTAAAGAATTTGAAAGATTCGGTTTCAAGAAATGTGTCGGAGATTACGGGAAACATGGATGTTATTATCTTTGCGTTTCCAGGGGAATCAAAATGCTTTTTGTAAGCGATAAAGTATTTGATATAAACAACTGGAAAGACGATGATCCGAGAATCCATAAAACCCCAAATTGTAGGTATAGAGACAAAAGAACAAGCCTTGATATTATCTATGAACTGATTAAGGCTGGAATGTTAAAGAGCGAATTCGATAAGGAGGACGCAAAATGTTAATCAGAAGTCAGGATAAAATAGCACTGGTAAAGTTTGAAAACATTGTTATAAATATCAATAACATTAATGGCAAAGAAATTATTTGCTGGAGCCAGATGAATCCAGGAGAAGATGAATATATTTCATTGGGTCATTATTCCACAAAAGAAAAAGCTATGAAAGTGCTGGATATGATTCAGGAAGCCTACGCAGACGCAGAGTTAATTCCAATGACAGTGCCAAATATCGGGAAGATGTTCGCAGAAGCGCCAGCATCAAAAGAAAATGAACTTTTGGCTGAAACTATCGGTGAAATGATTAAGAATAAAATGATCTTTCAGATGCCAGAGGATGGGAGCGTGGAAGTATGAGTGATGTAATGGAATTTGTACAGAATGAAGACGGCACATTTAGTGCATACGATAATACCTATGACGTTGTAATACACTGTAAATCGGAAGATGAGCAGAAGAAAGTTATTGAGCGGTTATCTACTGACTGGATTCCGGTCAGTGAGAGATTGCCGGAGAAGTATAAAGATGTAATTGCAACTGTTAAATATAATGGTTTTTGTGGAATGTACGGAAAATGGTTAAAGACAGCGTCCATTAATGACTATGGTGAATGGAATGGAGAATGTATAGGTGGTGAAGTTATTGCATGGATGTACTTGCCAAAACCATATAAGGAGGGCTAAACATGACAGTAAAGCAGTTATTGGACATTATAGATAAGAAAACAATGGTAGAAGTCAGAGGAGAGCACGACTGTGAACTTATATTTTCTACAAACAGAAATTGTGGATACTATACAAAAGACGCTTTTGAAGAGATAAAAGAAAACACAGTCACACAGATTACTGCACTCGAAGAAGAGCTGATTGTTATTTATATTGATTCTAAGATATGGATGGAATAATCAATGGAAATGTCAATTTTCGAAAAAGAGGGAGACTGGATTAATGGGAAGATGTAAATTAGAGTGTCCAGACGGTGAAACAGAATGCTGCATCTGCTGTACGAAACAGGATTCTTGCCAGTGCAGATGTGATGATATGGATGGTTACGAATATGCGGAGGAGTGTGAAGATTATGAAACAGGAGAATAAAATTGCAGAACTTAAACCTTGCCCGTTCTGTGGAAAAGAGATAGATGCAGAGAAAAATGTATACATTCCAGAAAGAGACTGGGCACCGTCTTTTTACGATCCTGACAGTGGGGGAAATCCAATAGCCATTCACTGTGAATGCGGATTAACATTTTACACAGGAACATGGGATTGGAAGGAAGCTGTTGAAATATGGAACAGGAGGGTGAGAAATGAAGTTGATTGATTTATTGGCAACAATTGACACAGATGTTGAGAGTGACGAGAAAGTCCAGATATGCCATCCAGGAAGAAACTGGGAGGATTACGATGAATATAGTGCCGGTTCAAAACTGTTGAAACCATTTTACGATTTAAAGGTAAAATCTCTATCTGCAATAAACACAGATGTGATTAGAGTTGACTTGGATTTTGATGAGAAAGGATGATGGGAATGCGCTTAATTGATGCTGATAAAATTATTGATTCACTTGGTATTTCGGATATAGATTTTGCAATAGGTGCAGTAATTGATGAACAGCCAACAGCTTTTAATGTGGACAAGGTTGTTGAGCAGTTAGAAGAGGAAAGAGAAAATGTTGGCTTTGTGAAAGCCACAACGGAAGCGAGTGCTTATATTCGGGGGATCAATGATGCAATCGAAATCGTGAAAGGCGGTGGAGTAGATGGCAATTAAACCTATTTTATTCAATACTGAGATGGTTCGGGCAATCATGGACGGGAGAAAGAGCTGTACTCGGCGGATGGTAAAACCCCAACCAGATGAAAAGCATACATACCCGCTCGGTTTTGTTACCGACAGTACAGAAAAGAAAGAGGTAGGATGCTTTGGATTTGGTATTAATGAATACGGTGGTTCTATTCAATACGCAAAGCCGCAGTATCAGCCGGGTGACCTCCTGTATGTCCGGGAAACATTTATTCAAGCAGCAGCTCGCACTTTTTGGTATAAGGCAGACGATAATTTATGGATGCCAAAAGGGTTGCATTGGAAGCCATCAATTCATATGCCAAAAGAAGCGGCGAGAATCTGGCTGAAGGTTACGAATGTGAGAGTGGAGCGGTTACAGGATATGACGGACGATGATGCAGAAGCAGAGGGATGTTTCGATTATACATCAACAGCACTTGGTTTTCCCGATGTATGGGATTCCACCATCAAGAAATCTGATCTTGACAGTTACGGATGGAATGCGAACCCGTGGGTCTGGGTGATTGAATTTGAGCGGTGTGAGCCGCAGGAGGGACAGAACGTATGAGAGAAATTCTTTTCAAGGCAAAGCGGATTGATGATGGTAAATGGGTTGAGGGATGCTATCAGAAAAGATATGACCTTTTAGGCAACGAAGAACATTTCATCTTCCACGCTGATAGTTATACAGTATGGGAATATGCGGAAATTAACCCATCCACCATCTGCCAATATACAGGCTTGAAAGACAAGAACGGGAAGAAAATTTGGGAAAATGATATTATCAAATATCATTTCGGAGAAATCTATGCTCCAATCAAATATGGATGCTATCAAAATTGTTTTGATTCTCAGAAAGCGGAACATGTCGGATTCTATGTAGATTGGTCGGATGACAAATGTCTTAGAAAAGATTTAGGGTATTGGATTGACATGGTAGACACTATGCCAGTTGGAAACATTTTCGACAATAAAGAATTATTACAGGAGGAGCAATAATGCAAAGAGAATTTATTTGCGGTGACTGCATGAATTTTCTCCCGGACTTTCCAGATAATTACTTCGATGTGGCAGTCGTAGACCCACCATACGGAATCAAAGAACACGGCGGTAAGAATCGTAGTAAATATGTAAAGCAGAAAAATGGAAGTTCCATTTATGTTCCTGATGGTGGCTATAAGAATTATGGTTGGGATAATAAACCACCAGATCGAGAATATTTTAAACAACTATTCAGAGTATCAAAGAATCAGATTATCTGGGGATGCAATTACTTTGATTACCCAATGGCGGGTGGTTTGATAATCTGGGATAAATGCAATGATGGTTCAGATCAATCAGACGCAGAAGTTGCTTACTGCAGTCTTACAAGAAGAGCTGACATTTTTCGCTATATGTGGAGAGGAATGTTTCAAGGAAAATCAATAATTGAAGGAACAATACAGCAGGGCAACAAAAAACTGAACGAAAAGCGAATCCACCCAACTCAAAAACCTGTAAATTTATATCGTTGGATATGCCAGAAATATCTGCAGAAAGGAATGAAGATTCTTGATACCCATGTGGGGAGCGCAAGCTCATTGATTGCCTATGAAGAATGTGGACTTGAATATATCGGGTATGAAATTAATGAAAATTATTACAATGACGCTTGTAAGCGGTTAGAAGAATTTAGATCACAGATCACATTGTTTGATTTAGGAATGGAGGGGCGTACAAATGAGTAGTGCAAGCGTAAGATTCGGGACAAAAGCGTATGTATGCGCAAGATACTTTCTTAGACCCGGAAAGTGCTTCAAATACATAGACCAGCGCGGTGAAGACACCACAGAACACGTCTATGAGGTCATGGCATTATATCCGTACTGTGTCCTGCTAAGAGATACCAAGAATGGGGTCAGAACTTGTCCGGGATATAACACTTTGAGCCTGATGCTGAGAGGAAGTGAAGCGAGTGAGTAAAGGCAAAGATATTTCTACTATGTTTACAAGAGAAGAAAACAAGAAGAATGGAAGACTCGGATACGGTCAGGCTACTAGAGAAAAGGAAGACATTATCAGTCCTGCACAATACGGTGCGTTCCTACAGAAAAGAGGTAAGAAGAAATGAACAAATCAGTGTTGGTAATGAATACGCCAGAAAATTGTTATAATTGTCCATTTGGAATTGGATACTGTGGCGATCTTGAATATGAGGGTTTGTGCGAATTAGCTGACTGTTTAGATTATGATGTAATTCTGATGACAGAAGAACATTATGATTGCGAAAGTAAATCAAGACCTGATTGGTGTCCATTGAAGCTGTTACCAGAGAAGAAAAGTACAACTGCACCCGTGAGCAATTACGAAGTGCAGAAAAACTTATTTGCCGACGGTTGGAATGCCTGCTTGAGAGAAATTACAAAAACAAGCGATGAAAATGAGCGATAAAAAGCAAGCGATAAGAGGTGAAGTAGATGGAGAGATTAACACTTGACGATACGATAAAAGCACTTAGATGTGTTGCCAGTCAAGATACAGGAGGTGGTTGCTATGCAGACCACGAAAACTTCATACATATGGATGATGAGTATAAACGCATTGTCTGTGGAACTGGCGAGGATTTAAGAGATCCTATCAGCGACAAGGAAGCGGTTGGATGCCCGTATTATCAAGATACTTATGAATGTTGTTTTGAAAATGGAGGATTGTATTGGTTGAAAGATGTTGCAGAGCTGCTAGAAGAACTGAAATCTTATAAAGACTTAGAAGAACAGGGTTTGCTTGTGAAATTGCCAGATGATTTATTTAAAAAAGTATATCGAATAACTTATGAATATACGGAATGTAGTAAATTTGGAGAAACAGTTATTGATTGTGAGAATTATAATTGTAACTGCGATTGTGATTCTGAAAAGAAATTTTATATCGTAGAAAACAATCTGAAATTTATGCTATTTTGCAATTATTATAATGAACTTGGCAAAACCGTATTCCTCACCCGTGAAGAAGCTGTGAAGAAGCTGGAGGAACTCAAAAATGAAATTTAAAGAATTTGCAAAGTGGTGCAATGAAAGAGCCTGTGATGGATGTTGGGGAATGCTGGAAGCAATGGCGTGTATTGATTTAATAGGTGAAGTTAAAAAAGTTCCGTTTTGGAAAAGAGAGAAATTTTGGAAAGAAAATTATGAGCAGCAGGTATTGGAAGAGATTATTAATCCGATAGAGAAGAAGTTGGAGGAGGTTCAAAATGACAAGACCTGAGATTACAGCAAAATTATCAGCCATGCTTGAAAAGAAAATAAATCCTCACAATGATCCACGTATTTATTGGGCGAAAGAAGTGACATTCGATTATTCGACAGATCATGCGGTAAGGGTGGATTATATGCGATTCGTGCCAGCAAATAATAGTGTGTCCGGGATAGAAAAAGGTGACTGCTATTGTTATGAGGTTAAATCATCAGCTGAAGATTTTCGTTCTGGTCATGGGTTGAATTTTATTGGTGATTATAACTACCTGGTTATGCCGACAGATGTATGCGCTGCGGTATCCCTTGAAATTCCACATTATGTAGGAATATATGTACCAGAAGCAAATGATTTTACATGCGTCAAAAAAGCAAAGCGAAGAAATCGGACAAGGCCTGTGTCTGAAATACTTTTGATGATGTTCCGGTCTGCGAATAGAGATTATAGAAAAGCAGTAAAACAGTTGGAGGAGATGAAGAATGGCTTATAAGTATTTAGATAACGCTGTCAAATCCATTGAATATCAGCTGAAGAATATCAGCTGAACAGCGCATATAGCCACGGGTATTCTGATGGGAAAGAGGATGCGAGAATAGAATATTCGAAGCACGGGAAAATTGTAAAAATGAAAGTGCTAAGCGATAATGACTTCAACTCTATGCCAGACTACTATAAATCATGGCCCGTAAAAGCATGGTGTAGTTGCGGAAAACCACTTAATCGACTGGATTATACATTTTGTCCGTATTGTGGAGGATTGATTGCGAGAGGAGATGAAGAAAATGGCAGATAAAACATGCGAAACTTGTATTGAAAACGACAACGGGCTGTGCGACCGCAAAGGCATCCTGATAGAGGAAGACGATACCTGTGAAAAGCACATATCAAGTTGGAAAGAAACAATGATGGAGAATTTTATCCGAAAATCAATGTGGTAAGGACGGAAATGTCCTTGTCAGACGGGAAGGTGGCTAAATGACAAATGTGAGTTGGATTCGATTAGAAATAGATATGTTCGATAACAAAAAAATCCGGCATATCAGAAAACTTCCAGAGGGGAACAACATCGTTCTAATCTGGATGATGCTCCTGACGATGGCAGGGCGTTGTAATTCAAACGGGATTATTTTTTTGACAGAGAATATTCCATATACAAATAAAATGTTGGCTGACGAGCTGGACTTTGATGAGAGTGTGATCGAACTTGCACTTACAATTCTTGAAAAATTCGGCATGATAACCAGAGATGGAACATTGCTTTCAATTCCCGGATGGGAAGAGCATCAGAATATTGACGGGCTTGAAAGAATCAGAGAGCAGACAAGAAAACGGGTTGCCGAGCACAGAAAACGCCAGAAAGAATTATCAGAGGAAGAACGTACGCCGAAGATTCCAGAGCAGATTTCTTGCGAAAAAGATTTAGTCAAGCCCGGAGATGTTCAGAAAGTTGTTGATGAATGGAACAAGCTTCAGCAGTTCGGGATTCAGCCAATCGCAAGAATGACAGCAAGGCGAACGCAAATGCTGAAAGCAAGAATCCGAGAATATGGCATGGATAAGGTAATGGAAGCTCTGAGGAACGTAAAAAACAGTGACTTCCTTATGGGGAAGAAAACTGATTTTATGATAAATTTTGAATGGTTTGTGAAACCAAACAACTTCTTAAAGATACTCGAAAACAAATACCACAACAGGGAGGATATGCGAAATGGAGCTGACGCAACTCAAAGAAATGTCGAACCAATCATCCCACTTGGAGAATGGAATGGAGAAGAATCAGACACCCCGTTCGCTTGAATGCCCTGAATGCGGGGACAGCGGGTGGAGATGGGTAAGAGATGCAAGTGGTATTCCCTATTGCGAGGAATGCCCTTGCGGAATCAGAAAAAGAATAATCCTTGAAAATCAATTGAAATTTGCAGAGCTTCCAAACGTGTTTAAAGGCTCAAATTTCAATGATTTGAAGTCAAGTGTATATTTGAACGCCGAGAGCCGAAAAGTATTTTCTCAGGCGGCTCAGGCGGTAAATTACTGGTTTAAAAATCTTCCTGATATGCAGAAGAAAGGAATAGGGCTATACCTTTTCTCAAACGCAAAAGGTTCTGGCAAAACCAAAACAGTATGCAGCTTGGCGAATGAAATTATGAAGAAATACCAGAAGCCAGTAAAGTTCACCACATCCCTCAGGATTCTTGATGAGATCAAGAATACATGGGGAGACAAAGGGAATACGGAAGGAAAGTTGATAGAGGATTTGTCCAGAACAGAAATCCTTATCATTGACGACTTCGGCGCTGATTCTGGTAAGGAGTGGATTAACGAAAGATTCTATAGCATTATCAACGGGCGGTATGTCGACAGGAAAATCACTATATTCACGAGCAACTGCCAGATATCAGAACTGAAATATGACGAGAGAATCACAAACAGGATTCTGGAGCGATCACTTGAAATCCCATTTCCAGAGGAATCTGTCAGAGAACATATAGCACAACATTTGAAAATGAAGATGGTACAAGGAATGCGAGGTAAAGAGAATGAAAATAGCTGTTAAACCATGGGGCGAAATGTCTTTCAGAGAAATTCAGAATTTAAAAGAAAAGCAATGTAAGCATTGCGATTATTTTTCAAAGAATAATTCTGGAGAGTTATCATTTGGAACTTGCGATTACATCCTTATCAATGATCACATGAGAGGATGCCTACCGACAGAATGCGTAATGAAAGGGATTTTTAAAAGAAGAACAGGAGCAAAAAGAAGAGCAGCTTTGAGAATTTAACTGATTCATCTCAAAAATTCTCCTACCTCTATAGGGACGAATTGAGATAGAGAATATACAAATGAAAGGAAGTGATTATAGATGTTGGTTGCATATAAATATAGATTATATCCAAATAAAGAGCAACAAGAATATTTTGCGAAATGTTTTGGATGTGTACGATTCATCTATAATCGTATGCTTTCAGATAAGATTGATTATTACAATGAAACAAAACAGAAATTAAATAATACACCTGCTCAATATAAGAAAGAATTTCCTTGGTTGAAAGAGGCTGATTCTCTTGCATTAGCAAATGCACAGATGAATTTACAAACTGCTTATAACAACTTCTTTAAAAGACCAGAAGCAGGATTTCCTAAATTTAAGAGCAAGAAAAATCATAAATATTCTTATACTACTAACAATCAAGGCGGAAACATATATGTATCTGATAAATATATTAAATTACCAAAGATTGGATTGATTAGAGTAAAGAAACATAGAAATTTTGATGGTTTGATTAAATCTGTTACTGTGTCTCAGAATCCTTCTGATAAATATTTTGTTTCTGTGTTAGTAAATCAAAAAGATAAAGAGAAATTACCTGTTAACAATAATGAGATTGGAATTGATCTTGGAATTAAAGAATTTGCTATTACATCTTATGGCGAAATGATAGAAAATCCTAAGTATTTTAGAAAGTCTGAAAAGAAACTAAGAAAATTACAAAAGGATTTATCCCGTTGCCAAAAAGGAAGTAAGAACAGAAAAAAATGTAGAATAAAAATTGCAAAACAATATGAAAAGATTACGAATCAAAGAAAAGATTTTTTACATAAATTATCTAAGAGACTTATTAGTGAAAACCAAACAATATGTCTTGAAGATTTAAAAGTAAAAAATATGATGACTAATCATAAATTAGCAAAATCAATAGCAGATGTATCTTGGAGTGAGTTTGTAAGACAGTTAGAATATAAAGCAAATTGGCATGGCCGAGAAATTATTAAGATTGATACATGGTTTCCATCAAGTCAGATATGTTCTAATTGTGGACACAAAGATGGAAAGAAAGCATTATCTATCAGAGAATGGACTTGCCCTGTTTGTGGAACACATCACGAAAGAGATATAAATGCTGCGATAAATATTCTCAATGAAGGAATGAGAATAAGAACCGTAGGAACTACGGGGATAGCCTAAGTAAACTTGTCTCGTTAGAGATATTGATTAGGAAGCTTAGACTTCTAAGCAAAGCGTAGGTCTTGAGTAGTTCACACCTTTGAAAGGAAAAGAAATGAGAACAATAAGCGAAATGTATAAACGTTCCGGCGGAACTGCGTATCAGCACAATTGTTCTGAGTGCAGATTTTATAGGGACGGAAAGAGAGAAAAATGTCTGATGTACGGCGGCGATCGGGACTGGCATGGAAATTTTATTGCCTGTAAATTCTTCAATCTTGAAGATGATATGCCAGAAGGACAGATGAATATTTTTGATTATGTGTGAAAGAAAGGAGGAACGAGGAGCCGCTGGCCAGCGAAAGGATATCCCGGTTCCTCCTTATTTTTTATGAATAATGACGACTTGAAATATGCAATCGAGAATGGTATCATCAATTTGTCTCACATACAAGAGCAAGTTGAAATGAATAAAAGGGAAGAAATTTTAAAAGAATACAGGGACAGCATATGGAAGGCATCTGACGGATATTGGAAAATCCGTATGACTTACGATGAAACCGGACAGAGGAAAATGTTCAAGCGCCGGTCTAAACAGGATTTAGAGGACTTGATTGTAAAGACACACCGTGAGAAAGCAGAGAATCCAAAGATTAAGAGCGTATTCGAAGAATGGGCACAGCGTAAGGTTGAATTGAACAAGATTTCAATTCAAACATACCAGAGGTATCAGCAGGACTTCAATCGGTTTTTTGGAACCATGGGCGAACGCAGAATCAAAGACCTTGAGTCAGAGGATATCAGCAACTTCCTGGAAGAGCAGATCAGCGAATACAATCTAACCGCAAAAGCTTTCTGCAATCTTAAGACAATTACCAGAGGCACCCTAAAATGGGCAAAGCGCAACAAGCTGATTGATTGGAACGTGCAGGAATTATTCTATGACTTGGATGTCACCGATAAATCTTTCAAAAGAAATATCAAAGAAGATTCGGAAGAAGTATTCAACGACGCTGAAATGGAGAGGATGATTGATTACTTGAAAGATAATCAGGATATGGTAAATCTCGGAATTATGCTTATGTTTGTAACCGGGCTGAGAGTTGGGGAGCTATGCGCTTTGAAATGGAATGACTGGCTACCACATATCAGTACGATTAAAGTCAGAAGAACGGAAGTAAGGCATTTTGAAAACCATAAAGGCATTTTTGAAGTAAAAGACTTTCCGAAAACAGAAGCAGGCGTAAGAAATGTAGTGGTTCCTCAGGGGTGTATATGGATATTACAGAAGCTTAGAAATATGTCGACATTCTGCGAATATATATTTTCCAAAGATGGAAAGCGATTAAATACTTATTCGTTCAGAAACCGGTTAAGAACAGTATGTAAGAAAACTGGCTGTATTCAAAAATCACCGCATAAAATACGGAAAACATATTGCACTATACTACTCGATCACAGCATAGATAATCAGATGGTCACATCACAGATGGGCCACACAAATATTTCGTGCTCCGAGAATTATTATCACAGAGACCGAAAGGACCTCAAGAAAAAGCAGAAAATCATGGACAGCATAGATGAATTTATGGTAGTATCAAGATAGCTTTTTTTGAGAGGGAACAGCCAGGGAACAAAAAGGAACACCCTGCAAAAGGTTAGAAGCATTGGTTTTATAGGAAAAATAGCAGTTTAAAGATACGTTCGATTCCCGTACTGGCTGCTAACGAAAACCTTGTAAAATCAAGGTTTTTTGTGCTTTTTAGAGGTGTTTAAAAGTTCGAGGGAACAGGCTAGGGAACAGGTAAGGAACAAGAACAAATATTCGAATTAAAACCATAGGAGGAAAACTTGTGTGTGAGACACAGGAAAAACCATCGTAGACGGCAGAAATGCGGTCTTTTTTTGTTTCCCAAATTATGTTAATATGGTTGTATGGAGGTGGTGTTGTGGTACATACCGCATATGATGTAATGAAAGAATATCTGATAACCGGTGCAGAACTTGATGGACAATTTCAGATACCAATACTGCCGAAAGTAGATTTCTCAGCAGGCAAGTCGATTGACTTTGCGTCTTCAAAATCCAGATCATTGAAAGGTCACAAGGACCTGACCGTAAATTTTTACATTGACGACAAAAGCTTTCTACAGGTATGGAATCAGCCTGACCAGTACATTGAGCACTTAAAATGTTTCAATTCAGTTTGCAGCCCAGATTTCACAATTGCTTCCGGGATGCCAAGCGCGTTGAACATCTACAACCTGTACAGAAACCATGCTTTAGGCTATTATTGGGCGATTATGGGCGTTAAAATAATTCCGTCCGTAAATATTATCAGTCCGAAGGAAATGCCGTGGATATTTGATGGAACGCCGCACAGAAGCACTGTATCATGTTGTACCAATGGCAGAGTGCGGTCAAAGTCTGCCAGAATGGAGTTTTGCGAGAATTTTAAGGAAATGTTGGATGCGATAGAGCCGGCAAAGGTTGTGATCGTAGGTATCGTGCCGGATGAGCTTAATGTGGATGTGCCAATTATAAACCTCAATTCACGAAGCCAGAACATGAAGGAGATGTTCAGAAAGGAGTAGGCATGGAAACTATCAGCAGGGAATCAGCGAAGCGCAGGAGTAAGGAAACGAGCCGGCAGAAAAGGCGTAGGAGTAAAATTTCTGATATTACAAGAAGAAAGAATACTACCAGAAAAGACGAATTGAATGTAATGAAATAAAAATTTACATCACGCCGAGGCACGTTATAGGAATTTGTATACAAAATGCACAAAATAAAAAAGTCGCAGGTCTGAATTAGTCTCAGATTTCTTCGATTTTTTTCAGATTTTCCCAGTTCAAACCGTCCCGGTTTTGATTCTGTTTCTAATTTGTCGTACATTTTCTTGGGGCCTTTGTCCCTCCCGGGACGGTCCCGGAAACATCCGGTCGATCAGGAACAGACCGCCACCGGAAGCCCACGAAACCGCACCGCCCGGCATGATCTGGCAAAACCAGAGCCAAACAACACAGCTCGCCGGGGATAACCCGGGAGCGGACCGGGAACAGCTGTGGAAGTACCGAACCAGTACCAGACACAGCCAGAACCAAAACCAATTCTAATAGAACACTATAAAACACGTTTAAAAGCGTTTTCATGCAACTACGGTAAAATATACAGGGAACACATAAAACACGCTTAAAAAGCCAAATACGGCGTTATAGAAGTATTTAAGGTACAGTCGCCCAAACAAAAACGTCTAAAAGCGTACAGAAATAAGACCGCCGGAACGATCATCAACAAAGTCCGCATAGCTTCGCACAGTCTGGAAGTATAAAGACCAGACCGGGCAAAGCGTCCGCGCAACTATACAAAATAATAATAACCCCGTTGTGCTCTGCCGTCAATCCCTGTTATTAACTCGATATTTGAAGATTTAATGCGGTTTTATATACTTGTGATAAAATATACCGGAATCGCGCTAAAAGCCGTTAAAACGTCAAATAGGAGCTAATACAACTATATGTAATTGCCAATGTGCATCAAGCCGGGGCACAAGCCCCGGCGAAGTCCTGGCACAGGTCACGAACCACCGCCGCCCGGAGCGGATGCAGGACACCAGAAAAAGAGCAGTGTTTTACTGCTCTAAATCAGAATATTTTTCTAAAAAATTCAATAATTCCGAATCTGTAAGACTTGCAGCTTCTTTGCAGATTTGGTCATATTCTCCAATATATTCCATCGATCCGGCTACAATCTCAATCGCAGCCTGTTCTAATTTTTTTCTTTTAGCTTTTGACATAATACCACCCTCCTCCTATTTAACAAATGCCAAGTGATGCCAAAAAATCAGTATTAACATTTTCCCAGTAACACGGAATAAGAGAAGAACGGCCACAAATATGCATAAGCCCGTATAAGTGCCGCCGCAGGTTTTTGGCGCCGCACCAGACGGACGCGCCGCAGCCAGAACCCGCGACAGGAATACTGTAAACAGTTCCGTTATATTCCCATAAATCCCAATTACCACCATCATTGGCGATAAAAACACCATTTTCGACGATTTCCCGGGCATGATCGCGCCAGATATCGCCCATTTCTGAATAATTATATTTTCTCATTTCTTTCTTCCCTTTACCCATGGGAGCCGGGTTATAAAAGGCGTTGCCGGGAATCGAACCCAGCGGGAACCGTTACGCCTGAAAACTAAATCCTTTTTTTGCAAACTCGATTTCCGTATAGTTTTTCCCGGTCACCTCGTTTACAAATGCCAAAATTCCGGTTCTTGTGAAACCGAAGCGCGAAAAATCAAATCCCTTTTGCGCAAGCCTATATTCATAAGAGCGCCCACAGCCCTCAGAGTCGTAGTATGTGCCGTCGACATGTAACGCGTTAGGCTGCACCACTGGGCACCCTTTTTTATTTGCGTCGCGTCTCTGGTAGCCGCCAAAATCCGCAACAACGTGCAGACCGTCCAGCGTGTCAAATTCTGCACGAACTCTACAATTCGGCACGTCTGAGCCGTTTTTGTAGCCTGTTCCCGTGCATCCGTATTCTACTAATGTTAATTTTTTCATGTTTTTAATCCTCCTGATTTTTATTTTAAAGGCCACCGGGGAAATGCTCCCCGGTACGCTTGCCGGCCTGTTAATCGCAGATATACGACCAAGAATTTACTTTTGTTGTTCCGTATCTTTTTAAATATGTGTCAATCCGTTTTTCAAATGCTTTTCTGACTTCTTTAAAACCGTCAATAATTTTCTGGATATCGTCCGCGCCCAGCTTTTTTATATCCTTGCAATTAATCCAACGCATCGGGGTAAATTCTGGATTATATCCGGTTCTCACTACCGTGAAAGCCTTTAATTTGCTGTTGTCTGGCTGTCCCATATAATGAGTGTATGTATAACACTCGTATTCAAAACCGCTCAAACATTTTTCGAGATCCTCTATATCAGAATCAATCTTTTTTAGATTTTGTTCTTTAAAATATTGTTCACTTTTCCGGGCTAATGCTGCCATGTTTTCGGCGTCTTTCATTTCTTCGTTGGTGCAAGTACCATAAGAGCCAGCACCAAAACAAAAGTCCTTTTTTATAGATGGTTTTTCAATATCTGCGATATCTCCGTTTGAAAATTGAACCACATAAGCACAATTTTTCTTTGCAAAATTTTGCATGTACTCATCTTCCCAGACCTCTGTTTTAATAATATTCATGTACATTTCTTTTAATTCTTTCTGCGTCATAGCTGCTACGCCTCCTTTAAAATTTCAAGAATCTTTTTGCAAGCTGCAATATATTTATCGGTCAGTACTTCATTTTTGAAGTGTTCGCCGCGTGCCCGGGATTCGAGCCAGTCGACAACGCCGGCGCGGTTGTTTCTCAGCTCTTCCAGAAACTCATCAAAAGAGGAAAAATCCTCATTTTTGATCAGTTCCGGGACATATGCCGCCAGAGCGTAAACGCTCGGAAAATCGGTTTTTTCGTACCAAATGCAGCCGCTCCACAGCTTTTCAGTGGTTCCGCCACAATCTGCGCAGAACTCTTTACAGCCGTAGCACATTGAGTTATATTTCAGACTTTCAATTGCCTGTTCTTTTTCTTTTCTTGCCTGCTCCTGCTCAGGAGTTAAAAACATTGTATTTTTCATAGTTTATTTACCTCTCTTTTTATTTTTGAAGTCCGGCGGTTGCGTTGGGGCTACGGCTTGACCGCCGCCGGAAGGAATTATTTGATTTTTGCATCTGTCCAAAGATCAAGGATAGAGCGAAAACAATTTAATTCATCAACGGTAAAACCGCCGTCATTAATATGGAATATTGCGTAATCCCCATATTGCTTGTTGATGTCTTGTACATAATTATAAAATTCTTCGAACCGTTCCAGGCGGTCAGTGTCGAGCATGTACCACTTATGTTCAGTCGGAAGAGTTTTTATAAAGTCTTCCGCGTTGCATGGGTAACTAAAAGCGCCTGCAACGCTTATTTTACTTTTCTTGTCGTCCTGTGTACTGCGGTCGATCATTGCGAACACCACCCAATTTAATCTATTCAAATATTTGTTTGCCATTGATTTTTACCTTTGCCCCTGTTATAATGGGGCTACCTTTCTTTTTAGTTTGGTGCCCGGGATTAGTTGGTAGCTTGCCTGGGCTTTTTTTATTATGCGAATTTCTTTTCTATCATTTCTTCTTGAAGTTGTATTAATTCATTCCAGAGCTTTTTCTCTCTGGTTTTCGCTATTTCGTCGTTTGGGTATTTTTCTAAAAAGTCATGTTCGTTACCCCATTTCATTAACAACATATCGTACGCCAGGTTGTACAGTCTTTTTTCTTCCATTTTGTTTTCTCCTTTTTCTAAATGCTTTGTTGTTCCTTTCGCTGATATTATAATACTATAATTAAGCACTAATTACAATTGACATAATATACAAATTAAGCACTAATTATTTATGGTAAATTGTGCATTATGATTAAGCACTAAAATTATTGACAATTAAGCACGCGCATATTATAATGAAGAAAATAAAGGAGGAATAAACATGGCAGAATTAACAGCAGAAGAAAAAGCAATAAAGAATAGAGAAGCAGTAAAGAAATGTATGAAAAATAAGGATAGAATAAATGTGATCTTACCGCAGGGAACGCTTGACAGAATAAACGCATATGGATTAAAAACAAACGCGTTCGCAAGGGAATTAATTCTTGCAGAGCTTGATAAAATGGATAGAATGAAAAAAATGTAAATTAAGCACAAATAACTATTGACAATTAAGCACTAATAATATATACTGTAACCATAGAAAGGAAGTGGTTACAGGAATGAAAAAACATATTATCGAGGTACCAGATGTTGAAGCGGTTGGAGTTTATGCAATTCATAACAAGAAAAATGATAAGTATTACATAGGTTCTAGTGTGAATGTTAAAACCAGATTAAAAACCCATCAGCGAAACATGGAAAAGCTGCAAGGCTCAAATTTAAAAATTGATGAAGACTTGAAAACATTTGAAGACTTGGAAAATTTCGAATTTATAGTTCTTAAAACTTTTCCAGATTTTACAATAACGGATTATGAATTGAGAAAATTCGAAAAAGAATTCGTTGAAAAATACGAAGCATACAAAGGATATAACAACGAATCACACGAACCAGTTTCCACAGGATTTTACAATAAAAATGAGTTACTGAGATGCAAGAAAGCCAGACCAAAAGCATATAAAAAATTAGATCATTCCGATATTTCGAAAATGACCGATTATGAGTTAGTAAATACTTTGATTATTGCAAGTGAAAAGCCCGAAGAGTATAGAATATTAATATCAATGCTGAAATATCAAATTCTGCTCAGAATGGACAAACAAAGAACTATTTAAAACCAATCACGCAGCCCCAGGAGGGGCGGAACGGAGGGAAAGAAATGAAATTAAACACATTGTCATACATCCTCGGAACAGAGGACACAATCGAAGCTGGTAAAGAATACTGCTTCGGCCAACTCTGGGACGGGAACGGGGACGGCGAAGAGTTGCTTGAATCCAGAGCTATCGCCGTATATCAGGACGGTGAGGAGTACATCGTGGATTTCGAGGTTCTGGAATCTGCGGAGGACATTTTACAGACCCGGGTTAAGGTTACCGGGATTAACTAGGAGGAGAAAAATGAAAGAATTTGAATTAAAACAGGTGACGCGGAACAATTCCGAAAACTTCGGATGTTCCAAAGTCACAGCAACTTGGCTGTGCGGCACAGAAGCCCAGAAAGAGAATTTTATAAGTTCTCTGGATGAAAACTGGGTGAGAATCCCGGCGGAACTCGTTGACGAAACCGCCGAGCAGAATTTTATTTCATACGCTCGGGCATAAGGAGGAGGAAAAAAGATGCTAGAAAGAAAAATTGATCGAGCAATTGAGAAAGAAGCAATGAAAACCGGGAAGATGGGAACCGAACCGGTGACCGTAGAAATGGCACTGACAAGCGGAGAAATCGAGGAGTTTAGAAACCTCGAAAAATATGACAGTAAAAATTATTTCTGGGAAATTGAGGGCAATACTCTTAGAATTTCCTACACAGAAGAAATTTAAGAAAATGGAGGAAAAAGAAGATGAAAAAAACAATTGATCTATTAAACGAAGTTACAGAAATGGGATTCGGCAGAGAGCAGGCGCTTGCAGACATCGATGCAAGCCTTGACGCAGAACTTGAAGAAAGAAATCCACTGATGGAGGAAGAAATACCGGAAGACCTGTACAATGGCATCCTGGGCGGATTTGTACAAGAGAGGGAACTGGATCAGAATGATTAAAAGAATATGTTCTGTCTGCGGCAAGGAGTTTAGCGGCGGAAGTGCCGCCGCTAAGTACTGCTCGGAAGCCTGTAGAAATACGCCTGTTTTTACGGACGAATTTAACGGCGAGGTGCACGGACAATTAAAAGTTATAAACGCATATAGGAAAAATAGGCGTTTATATGTTGTGTGTCGTTGTAAATGTGGAAACACATGCACTATGCGCTATGATGCTATAGCGTCCGGGAAAAATGTGTCGTGCGGATGCGTAAACAGGGAACAAAACTATTTAAAACCGGCAGATTTGGCCGGGAAAGTTAACAAATACGGATGCAAGGCAATTAAATATCTGGGAGCTGGTAAAGAGGGTTCAGATTGGTTATGCCAATGCCCTTGTGGAAAGGAATTTAAAGTTCCCGCGGGGCGTTTTTACAAGATTCAATCATGCGGATGTGCTAGACTTAGGAGCTGGGAAGAAAATATTATAAAAGCTCAAAATACAGTAAAAGAGGGGTTTGAGAAAAATACTTCGGTATTATCTATAATGCCAAGAAAAATGTTAAAAAATAATACATCTGGGGTCAAAGGCGTTTATTGGGATAGAGCAAGAGAAAAGTGGGTTGCGCAAATAGAATTTCAAGGGAAAAATTATCGTCTCGGCAGATTTAACGACATTGAGGACGCCACGGCGGCACGCAAAGAAGCAGAGAAAGCGCTATTCGGGAATTTCCTCGACTGGTTCCGCGAAGCATACCCGGAAAGATGGAAAAAATTAAACAAGTCAAAAACAAGGAGCGAAAAGTGAGATCAGTAATGATACAAGGACATATGGACGCCGCCCGGTTTTCAATGCCAGGATGGAATGGCAAGCGGGGCGAAACATACCCGCTTCCGCCTTTTTCTACAGTTGCTGGGATGGTTCATTTTCTTTGTCGGTGGGATAGCTGGCATGAAATGAAAATATCCGTAGCCGGAAACGGAGTCATGAACAAGCCGGAAATCTGCATGAGGTGGCGTGGCGGAGCTGTCGCAGGATCAGAAACAGAAGAATTTAAACAGCGCTTTCCAGTCAGGGTAAAATCCGGGGATTCGTTTGTGGGCTGGGTTAATACGCCAATTTATGAAAGCGTTGTGTCTGATCTGGACCTGAGATTGCATGTTATGCCGGATAGCCAGGAAGAAGTTGACGTAATTTACAGGAAAATCTTAAATCCCCGGACATTTCCAAGTCTGGGACGACATGAGGACTTGATAAGAATTGACGATGTACAGATTGTTGATATTTTGCCAGCGCAGGAAATGACGCTTGATATGTGCACTTATGCACCGGCTACGGCGGAAACGCCCGGAACTGTTTACGCAGTTCACAAAGATTATATGATCAGTAAGGGAAAGCGAAGATTTAATGATATTCGAGTAAAATATTTAGATAGAGGAACGAAAGTAATTACAGATTGTGATAATTTAAACAATTCTTGTTTTTTCATCTGATCTATGATATTATTTATACAACAATTACTGAGGTAATTGAATGTAAATTTGAAATAGTACTGAATAAGTGCAAAATTTTAATAGTGCCATTTTGGAAAGACATAAAATAAGCCCCTGGGAAATAGCCCCGGGAGCTTTTGTTGTCTTATTCTGGCGGCGTAACGACGGCACGACTCAGTCGGCAACAGCCCCACCGCCGAAGCTGTTAGAATATATTTATCACAAAACTGCCGAAGTTGTCAAGCAAATTTTTTTATTTTGGGGCTTGATTTTTAAAACTGGTGTGGATAAAATAAAAATAACGACAGGCGAAGGAACTCAGGACGGGAGCTGCAAGCCAGAGCGTTAAAAGAATATTGATTAATCATCCAGATCACGCCGGATAAAATACCGGATGGTCTGGTTTTTGTGTTTAATAGCCAGAAAATGACCGTATTACATAACGTATAAATATATAATAACTGTTTTTATAATCCCGTCCTAGATTCTAGAGACCTAGAGTTTATTAATTATATATCTATACAGTACCGTATAGATATATAGAGTTAATAAGAGTAATATATCAGTAAAAATAAAATTAAATAGACTGTTGACAGTGATATAAAAGTATGATAAAACAGAATTAACAACTGAATAAGCCGAAAGGCAATAATGATAATTAAGACTATTTAAGACGATTAAAACCGTAGCAGATCGGAAAGAAGAAAGGGATTTAGAAAGGTCCTTGAATGTATCTGCAAACGTGTTTTTGTCGTCTTTTTTTATTTGATTTTTTGGAGGTGATACAGTGAAAAAGAGTAATACAACAGTAACAGAACAGGGAATAGAAGTATATGAGAATGATATATACAGACTTGTGGATGAATATATAAACACTGTGTTACAAGTATCTCCAGAAGAATTTGACACACAGAAAGAGTATAAATCTACTGTTGCTGATAGTTTTGTAGATATGATCTTTTATATTGCAGATAGAATACCAAAACCAAGTAACGATGATATAGAGTTGTTGGATAATATATTTAATATATTTGTCAGGGTATGTAGTAAATACAATGTGTTGCCGACATTAGAAGTATTTAGCTTTTTAGTTAATATTAATCGGTCAACATTTAGTGATTGGATGCGTGGGGACTATAGAACAAGCTCATCGCATGGCACCACGGTTAAAAAATGGTTTGATATCTGCAAAAATTGTACAGTTAATAGATTGAACAATCAGCCCGGCACAAATGCCAATTTGATTTTTGTTGCAAAAGCAGCTTACGGAATGGCAGAAACAGCACCAGTGCAGACAGCACAGCAGGACGGCATACCACACCAGACAGCGCAGCAGATCGCAGATAAACACAGGGCGGTGCTGGAGCTTCCAGAGATGGAAAAGCCGGAGCTGTAATAGATCAGAGACCTGAAGAAGTACGCAGAGGGCGGACAAAAGAGCATGGAAACAGCTTAAATAGTGTAAATTGTATAACATATACAATATAAAAGGACTGTATTTGTTTAATATGTACACCAATCTATAAAGAAAACTGAAGTTTGTTCCATAGATACATATGTTCTGGCTGAATAACCGTTATCACACGTTCCCTTGACCACTGCCGCAGGCCATTAAAGGTCAGCGTTAAACCAGGGAATCGGGAACCCATGGGGCGGCGGGTTTCCCTGGTAGCGTCCGGCATGGATACCGGGAGGGGGTCTATATAAGCCACAGCACACGCCGAGTGAGTACTCCGAGCAAAGTCACCTCACTATTTTGTCCCACATTAATAAGGGAGGAGCAATATGCCACATGGCAGACCTACGACTGACCCAAAGGGGGAGTCAATAAGAATCAGAATTAACGATGATATGAGAAAACGCCTTGAAAAGAAATCCTTTCAGACAGGTCAAAGCATTTCTCAGATCATACGCAATTTAATAACGGAAAACCTGAGTTAAAAATTTTCCAAAAAAACAAAAAGAGTTCCCCATGGCAGAGATAGTGATTGCAACACGACAAGCCATAAGCCTTAATGGTTTCTCTGCCATAAACAACAAGGCGATATCAGAAAGGCAGGTATAAATATGAAAATAGGATATGCAAAAGAGTCAGGCATTTGGTTTCCATTGTCTGCAAAGAAAAAGATACTTTTGAACGAAGAAATTGACACATTTGTTTATGACTCAATAGATGAAAATAATAATTTCGAACATCTTTGCGAAAACATGAGAAGTGGTGATTCTTTGATTATTTGCGGAGTTGATGATATTGGAAATACCAAGGATGAAATCGAAGAAACATGGAGACGACTCCGTGATTTGAATATTGAAATTTATGTGCTTACAGCTCCGATGTTGTTTCACAGAGAAAACATGACGTTAGAAGAATCATTTGTAAGAGACGTGTCACTTAGTGTACTTGCTTCTCAGGTTGAAATTGCTAATCAGAAATTAAAAGCAATAAATGATTTATGATAATCACTCACATTCACAGAAGGGTAGGAACAAGATGGAGAAAATAGTAAACAACGATGGATACCTTCGGTCAGGGCTGATGGATATTGCTAGACAGTTGCTGAACATCTGTAACGAAAGTGGTATTTCTAATATTCAGATAGCCACATCACCTTGGAAAGAAGGTGAAGGGATTACACTTTTAGCAAAAGCTGATGATAAACCAATCCTTTCAGTAAAGATGGACACTGCCTATGAAAAAGAATAACCCTCAGGGCGAATCAATCCGAATCCGGCTCACAGGACAGCTAGAACGAAAGCTCATAGCCGAAAAGAACCGAACCGGCAAGAGTGTATCGCAGATCACCAGAGAAGCATTGGAACAATATTTCCGAAGAAGATAGGTAAAACGCCGACTCAATTTTTCTCAAAAAAAATAAAAAAGAGGTTTTTATATGTCAGAAGAATACAGTGAACGCTTTGATGAACTTCGTAAGAACCGAGTCGAGGTAAGCTATCATAAATACGGTCCTGCTAGGAAGAATTTTAAAACCGGGAACGTGCAGGCACTTCCGTCCATGGAACGGTGTATTGAGAAATATAATTCCACCGGAAACACAGAATATCTCGTGGATGCAGCAAATTACCTCATGTTCGAGTTTATGTACCCGCAACATCCTAAAGCACACTTCAAAGCTACAGACAGCAAAGATAGCGCCGGGATAGTTGGAATCAGCGTAAAGGAAATGGAGGACTTGAAGAATGAACAGTATTGACCCAGTATATTACGCATATGTAATGGATGAAACAGCAATTTTCACAAGAGAAAAACCAGACCCAGAGAAAATTCAAGGATACGCAATATTTAAAGCAAATAAAGTCGAAGTTCTTTTGGGCAACGCGGCGGCGTATAAAGGGCTGAATGGAGATGTGAAGATTGACCTTTCAAAACAGAAACTAACCGATGCAGTAGCCATTTTAAGGCACGAACTTCTTACACATGGAGAAGTTTACAATGGTTTCAAAGCAAGCCTTAAAACAGCGATTGAGAAGTACTGCACATGCGGCCTGCCATTCGAGCCAGAAGAAGAAACCGCCGGTAAGATTCTTGATTTTATGATCGGAGAGGAACAGAAAGAATGATTCTTGCAAAATTTGTAGCAGCCATGCTGGATATTGCATTTTTCACATTGGTTTTAGCATTTCTTATATCACAGGACGAAACCGAAAAGAAAGGCAATCCAATAGCAACGGCAGTATTTATATTAATGGAAATATGTTTCGCAGTTAATGCAGTTGTGATTTTTAGATTATAAGGAGAACCCAATGTGGTTAGCATTCACAATACAAATTCCCCTGTTCATCATACTGATTGAACGGGTGAAAATACAAGAAAAGCAGAAACCTGTCGTTCTCAGGTTCGGGAAAGCCTTTGAATCTGACAGGTCGAGGCATCCCGAGTAGCTTAGGTCTGCGTCAGTGAAATACAATTTCCCAAAGTAACTGGCGCGGACTTAACGGCACAAATATAGACATGATGCTTTCTAAAATTTTATAAAATATATCACTCTATTACGAGTCCGGGTAAAATCCCGGACAAATAATGGGCTATCTCCAAGCGGTAAGGAACAGCACTTTGACTGCTGTATTCGCGGGTTCGAATCCCGCTAGCCTAGTCGGACTATATTGTTTAGCCATGATATAGTTCCCTTCCGAATTGGTTCCATCTATCCCAACGGGGATGATTAAAGGGGCTTCAAATGCCCCGGATGGACTCTGCTTATGCAGAACAGCATTTAGACCCTTTGTTGCGACTGCGAGGGCAAGAATCGCAACAGCAGAGGAAGTTACTCTTGAACTGCAATAACCCTCTGCTTAGGAAACTTAGTTCAGTTGGCAGAACGGTCGGCTCATAACCGACAAGTCACAGGTTCGAGTCCTGTAGTTTCCATTTCTTCCATATGCTGTCTATCCGTTTTATGGACAGAAAAAACTGCTGAATGAGTGTATGTAGATTATTTTCATGAAAGGTGTGTAACGGCACAGCCTGTTCAATGAAGATAATTCCCCGTTCGGCACAGTCTCTGAGTTAAATTGTCGCCAATAGGTGCACGTTGAGGACAGGAAGTTTTCAAGAGACATATAAAAGGTTTCGTCGTTATACACAATGACATGAATATCCAAATCCAAAACAACTCCGTGGGGCTGGCACGGCAGAAAACAGCCTAGTGGAAAGCATAACACGATAAACATATTGCTAACCCGGGGTTTCCGGGTTATGTGGAATGTACGCTAGTGGAAAACTGACAGAGTCGCTCTCTGGTCTCCGGTTCGATTCCGGGCGTTCCGCTTTAATCCGCTGAGAATTAAGCTGTTTGTATACAAGCGGTCTATGTTTCTGGTGGATTTACGCATGAGCGTAAACGTACAACTCACTAGGCGTTTGCGTAAAAAACTTTTTAGAGAGATAAGACCACGGGCCGTGAGAAGTGATAGTCGGCAATTCTAAAAGAACCATCTAGTTCATGCGTTTTACGATGGAAAGGTTGGTGCTTATCTGGATATTTTCATCCGGTCCGAAAGCATGTGATGTGGGAATCAACCCAGTTTCTTTTCGGAGAACTGGCCGTTATAGGCGGTATGGAATGTAGCTCAGTGGTAGAACAATGGCATTATAAGCTATGTGTCGCAGGTTCGATTCCTGCCTTTCCGATTCCAGTGAAGTGCCATCACTGGAAGTGTGAATTTATTCATTATACTTACCTTTCTATGAATGGTTTCCAGTACTCCACGTTGGGTGGCTAGTTACGGTTCAAGTCCGTGTACTGGAATTTTAAAATTAAGGAAACATAAATGCATAAAAAAATAACATTATATGAATACGGAAATGGAATATATGCAAAACCATTGCAGATGAGGATAGAGGAGAAAATACAGAAATTTTCTGATAATCACAAAGTCGTATCCATTCATAAACGGTACATTGAGGGAAAATACCTTGGGAAAAATTGCTTTGGAATGGATGTCTTTAAACCAATAGAATGTTTCATTGACATTGAATATGAGGAGTAGAAGCTAAAATGCAAATAGCAGGAAAAGAAATCAAAGACGAGTGTTCCAGATGCGGTAATATCCTTGAATGTGAGTTGTTCCGTCAGGGACATGGAATAAAACAGGAACGTGAGAACATAGCAAAGATGATTGAATGCCAGATGCGGCATAGGGAGAAAAGAGAAAAATGAGCGAACTGAAAGTATTGAATGAGCAGGAAGTATTAGGAAAACAGTTTCGAGTATACGGAACGGCAGAGGAACCGCTATTCTTAGCAAAAGATGTAGCGGAGTGGATTGAACACAGCAAGCCATCAGTAATGATTGAATCTGTAGATGAGGATGAGAAAGTCAAAGTAAATAATGTTTACTTTGAAAATAGAACCGGCGGGAATGGAACATGGTTCCTTACCGAGAACGGACTCTATGAAGTTCTGATGCAATCCAGAAAGCCGATTGCCAAACAGTTCAAGAAAGAAGTCAAAGAGATTCTGAAAACCATCCGTAAGCATGGCATATATGCCACGGATAATGTCATTGATAATATTCTGAATAATCCAGACTTCGGCATCGAACTTCTGACCAAACTGAAAGAAGAACGTGCTGCAAGAGTAGAAGCCGAGAGAAAGAATGCTATTCTGATGCACGTCAACAAAACCTATACCATTACTGAGATTGCAAAAGAACTGGGACTGAAATCAGCAATACAGCTAAATCGGATTCTGGCAGAGAAAAAGATACAGTATCAGGTAAATGGTACGTGGGTGATGTTCTCACAGTATAGTAATTGCGGATATGAAGAAATCAAACAGGAAGTTCTGGACTCTGGGAAAGTGATCTACCATAGACGGATTACACAGATGGGACGGGAGTTTATTCTTGATTTATTTGAAAAGACAGCGTAATTGAAAGGGGAGATTTCCATGTTTAATAAATTTTTTAATCTATACATAAGATACAAGACCAAAAATCTCAAAGCAATTCCGTTGTTCGTAATGACATTTGACTGGAAGAAATTTCAGAAAGACGGTAAAAAAGATAGTTGCACACTATATTCAATACATCCAGACATTGCAAACGACCCGTTCTTAAAAGAAAAGTTGTCTGAATGCGTGGATTATATTCGAAATAACTATGACATGGAAATATTTACTAAGCTTTAAGGGAGGATGCCATGAGAATTGAAGATTTGAAGAGTTGGACAGTAGATCAGTTGAAAGAAGAACTTGTTCGGTTGGCTGATGAGAGAGAAGCAAAGCAACATGAGATTTTAGACAAGGATAATAAAATCAATCAACGAGCTTCAGGCTGAACTGGATAAAATGTGCGCTTATAACAATGAGTTAAAAAGACAGGTGGACGAAAAGGCAGATACACCATTTTACGACGAATCTGTAGAAATCGCAAAATATCACAGGCAGCACCAGGACGACTGCGTTACAATTAACCAGTTGCATACAACACTTGACGTTCTGATTGACCGATATGCGAATCTGAGAAAGATTCATGGACTGAGCTGATGAGAATTATTTATTCAGGCTCGGACATTGATTTTCTTGACACCACATACAATATCGAGGGAGAATGCCACCGAATGAACATCCCGACTAGGTTTTATCCAGACAGACGCTTGCTTCTGGCAGGGAATACGACCGTAATATACAACAAAACGGAAAATCTTTCTAAAACATGGAAAGCAGATTACATCGGGGACAATTATTTGACAATTTTGACATTGATCAGAAAGGACAACGGTAAATGAGCATTAAAACAGCACTTGAATCAGAAGGAGTAGACTTCTCTGAATATATGAATATACCCGAACCATGGGACGGCTCAGCACAAATTAAAATGGAAAATGGTACAAAATGGGTGATTTGCCCGTTTTGTGGAAAGAAAGCCTTAAAGATTTTCCCGACCACAAAGATTTATCGGATGCCGTACAAATGTAAGGGTAGCAACTGCAAGAAAGAGTTTATGGTGAATGTATGAACAAAAAACGGATTAAATGCTTCTTGACAGGTGGATGCAAGTTCAAAAGTTCTGATACAGAATCGAAATGTAATGACAAAGAAAAGACTTGCACTATTACGGAAACTTGCTACAAATGCGGGAAGAAGTACACTGCTGTATTCACTTACAAACAGTTAGGAATTCCAGTGAGGTGAAGGGAGAGTTTATGAAGAAAATATTTTTTGCTGTGTTATTATTAATGATGCTGTTTGGATTAACAGCATGTCAATCGACAACAAAGAGTTTGGGTGGGACAACCACAATAAAATTAAAACCAGGTGTAAAACTGGAAGAAATCACATGGAAAGACGATGATTTGTGGTATCTTACTCGACCAATGAGAGATAACGAATCAGCTGAAACACATACATTTGACCAGTCAACTGATTTTGGTTTCGAAGGTCAAGTAATTATTATTGAAAAGAATAAATAAATAAATCAGTCAGAGAGCCAGAAAGGAGTGCCATTATGAGCAACTTGAAGATATTTACAGAAAACATCGAACCAGAAGCGTTAAATCAGATTTATACATTGATAAAACAGCCTGCATTTTCTGAATGTAAAGTACGAATCATGCCAGATGTTCACGCAGGAGCAGGGTGTGTAATTGGATTTACTGCTGATCTCGGAGATAAAGTAATTCCGAACATTGTTGGTGTGGACATTGGATGTGGAATGCTTACAACACAAATTCCTGCCGATGTGGGGACAATAGATTTAAAAAACCTTGACAAAGCAATAAGAAACAATGTTCCGGCAGGAAGAAATGTACGTGACGAAATCATAAATTTTGAAGAATTAGAAGAACTTCACTGCTTCCATCAGCTTAAAAATATCGAATGGATTCGCAGGAGCCTTGGTACGCTTGGGGGCGGAAATCATTTTATTGAAGTTGACACTGATTCAAAAGGGGTAAATTATCTTGTAATTCACACTGGAAGTCGGAATCTTGGGAAACAAGTAGCTGAAATATATCAAAAAATTGCCATAGAAGACATGCAGGGTACAGACAAGCTCGAAACTGAAATACAAAAATTGGTGAAAGAATACAAGCGTTCTGGCAGACGCAAGGAAATCCAACATGGCATTGACGAATTAAAACGAAAATGGAAGCCAGACAAACTGGGTATTCCGAAAGAATTGTGTTACTTGACAGGAGAACACAGAAAACAATATCTGCATGATATGAAAATTTGCCAAGAATTTGCAAGAATAAACAGAAGATGTATACAGAGTGCTATATTTTACAATATGAATTGGACACTCCAAAGAAATACATGGTTTGATACAATTCATAATTATATTGACCACGATACAAACATTGTTCGCAAAGGTGCAATATCAGCTAGACATGGTGAAAAAGTTCTTATCCCAATGAATATGCGAGACGGATGCATTATCGCATTCGGGAAAGGAAACGAGGACTGGAATTGTTCAGCCCCGCATGGTGCAGGACGTATCATGAGCCGATCAAAAGCAAAAGAAAACATATCGTTAGAAGAATTTGAGAAGTCTATGAATGGGATATATACAACATCCGTTCAGAAATCTACGATTGATGAAAGTCCTATGGCTTACAAACCACCGAAAGAAATTATTGATAACATCAAAGATACCGTAGAAATAGTTGATATTATCAAACCTATATATAACTTCAAAGCAAGTGAATAACAGTCAAAGAGCCACATGAGAGCCAGACTAAATCCTAAGAAGAAAGGAGGTCTGGCTCTATTTTTATGCAAAAATTCACAGAAGGTTCGCTTGAATGGTATCGGTCGATTTTAAATCAAATTATTAATGGTGATATGACAGTCTATCAAAACCAGAAAGACTGCCTTGATCTGCTGTTAAATATGAATATTGACCTTCCTTTCAAGGATAATCCAGATGCGCAACAGATGGGAATAAAGGTAAGCCAGTATGCACACAATATCGCGGAAAGGCAAGCTGCTATTACTGGAAGTGGAGATTTTGACGATATTTACTGGAAATATTTGCTGTTGGAAGCACCATGGATTTTTGAAAGCTATTTGTATTACATGGAAAAGAATAGGCCTGACAGTAAGAAGTTTTACGTTCCAAGAAAAAAGACACTTCAAGTAGTTGCCCAAGATTTACAAGATTTGGAAGAGAGAAAAATTGAGTTTTACGGTTTGTCGCTTCCAAGCCGAGTTGGGAAAAGCACCATGTGCATATTTTTTATGTCATGGATAATGGGTAGAAGACCAAATAGTCATAATGCCATGGGCGGTCACTCCGGAAAACTGGCTAAAGGATTCTATGGCGAACTGCTCAATCTGATCAATACGCAAGAATATACATATTCAGAAATATTTCCGACTTTAAAATTGCAGAAACAGAGTGCAGATGATTTTGAAATCAATCTTGATAAACCCGACCGCTTCGCGACTATGACTTGCCGAGGAATTGAAGGAACATGGACGGGTGCTGTCGATATTTCTCCTGACGGATATTTGTATGTGGATGACCTTGTAAGAGACAGACAGCATTCATTAAGCCCTACTCGACTGGAAAATACATATCAAGAATATCTAAATAAAATGGTTGACCGTAAAATTGATGGGGCAAGAGAGCTGATGGTTGGAACAAGATGGAATCTGTACGACCCATTAGGAAAGATTGAAAAACTCAATCGAGATAATCCGCTGTATAGGTTCCGCAAGATTCCTGCCTTGAATGACGATGGTGAATCAAACTTCGAATATGATTATGGAGTTGGCTTTTCTACAAAGTATTATGTGGATATGAAAGCCAGACTTGATGCTAACGAATGGGAGGCTAAATATCAACAGAGACCATTTTTACGAGAAGGGATTATATTTGCAGAAGATGAATTGAGATATTACAACGGAATTCTTCCCGAAGGCGGTTTTGTGAGAAATATATCTGCTTGTGATGTGGCATGGGGTGGTGGCGACAGTTTGTCGATGCCCGTAGGAGCGGAATTTGAAAATGGAGATATTTACATTTATGACTGGATTTTTAATACAGGTCCTAAAGAGGTGACGCTTCCATTAGTTGTCGGAAGAATTATGGGGAATAAAATACAAAACATTAACTTTGAGGCAAATAATGGTGGAGATATGTACGCATATTATGTGGGCGAGCGATTGAAAGAACATATGTATTCGTGCAGTACAACCAGTACAAAAGCTCCGTCAAAGCAAGCCAAAAAAGAAAAAATAAATCAATACTCAGGAGATGTAAAAAATAGATTTATATTTTTAGCTCCGAAATATCGCAGCCGAGAATATGAAAATGCCATGGAAGAATTAACCACTTTTGTATATATTGGGGACAATGATCATGACGATGCACCTGACGGGGTAACGCAACTTATGATGTCAATCACAGAAAAAAGGCTTGCAGAAGTTTCGGCAGTACAGAATCCATTTTGGGGAAGGAGATAATATGACCACAAGAGAATATTTAGGGCAAATTCAGAAATATGACAAGCTTATTAAAAATAAAAAATACGAAGAAGAACATTTAAGAAGTCTTGCTCTTGGGCTTAAATCGTTCTCATATGGTGAAAAAGTTCAGTCTACTCCGAATCACAATCAAATGACCGATGCCGTAAGCGAACTTGTTGACATTCAAACAGAAATCAAAAAAATGGTTATTGAATACACAAAGAAAAAGCAAGACATTATTGAAACAATAGACAAGGTGAGCGATATCAATTCAGATTTGTATGATCTGCTGTTTAGGCGATATGTAAAAGATGAAAGGCTTGAAATGATTGCCTGTGAAATGGGATATTCCTATTCTCATGTGAAATTATTGCATTCGAAAGCACTGAATATCGTCAAAAACATTAAGAATTTTGAAAGTTAATACCTGATAATACTGAATAATACCTGCATATATTATATAATATAAGCTGTAAAATAAGCACCGGGAAGAACCCTTGGTGCTTTTTTCATGCAGAAAAATAGGAGGACAGGCAGTGGGGAGAAACAAAATAAGCTTTGTTGACCTATGCCAAGGAGAATTTGGTAGAAAAACTGCCTATACTGGCGTAGACCAGATTACTCCCCAGAACGTGGCACAGGTCCTTTCTGATACAATTGGAATCCACAACAGAAATAGAACTCTGATGGATTATCTTTACAGATATTACAAAGGCGATCAGCCAATTTTATATCGTGAAAAACTTGTTCGCCCAGAGGTCAACAATAAAGTTGTTGAGAATCATGCCCTTGAAACAGTCAAATTCAAGGCAGGGCAGATATATGGAGAACCTATTCAATATGTCTGTAAAAAGAAAAAAGCGAGTAAAACAACAAACGAACAAGTTGATAGGTTCAATGATTATCTGGACGAAGCCAATGCAGATGCCAGAAATATCCAACTTGGGATATACCAGAGTGCAGTAGGAACTGCATATAAAGCAATCCTGAGAGAGGATGAATGGACAAAGGATGGAGACTTACCGCCTTTCAGAATATTTATCCCATCACCGCAGGATGTATATATTGTTTATTCAAGCGTTACTGGTAAACCAGTGCTTTCCGTACAGATTTTAAAAGACGAGGACAATCAGCAGTATTACCAGTGTTATTCTTCCAGACAGTATTTCAAAATACAAAATGGAGCGGTAACAGAATCTGGAATCAATGGTTTTGGCGGTATTCCTATCATTGAATATCCAAACAATCACGACAGACTTTCCGATATCGAAATTGCGATTACAATGTATGACGCAATCAACAAATATCAATCTGACAGACTGAATGGGGTTGAACAGTTCGTACAAGCTCTGATGAAATTCAAAAACTGTGAGATTGACGAAGCAGAATTTGTAAAAATGATAAAACTCGGTGCTGTATCTGTAAAAGACGTCGGGAACGGAACACAATCAGACGTTGACTTAATGACTGCTGAATTAAATCAGTCAGAAAGTCAGGTTGCAAAAGATGATATTTACAACAATATGCTGATTGTAGAAGCAATGCCGAATCGACAGAGCAATACCGGTGGAGACACAGGAAATGCAGTGTATCTGAGGAATGGCTGGGATTTTGCAGAACGAGACGCAAAATTGGTAGAAGCATTTACGAAAGAAGCTGAAAAAGCATCTGCCAGAATCATTTTGAATATCATCCGAAAAACTTCAATGGATGTAAATATCTCGACCAGAGACTTTGATGTAAAAATCACCAGAAACCCGACAGATAACATGCTTGTCAAAGCACAGGCACTTGATTATCTGTTCAAAAATAAAATTCATCCGCTTATTGCGCTGATTACTTGCGGATTATTTAGTGATCCGCAAAAAGTGTACGAAATGAGTTTACCATATCTTGGAACCATTTATCCGGAATTGGCAGACCCAGACTCAGAGCTGCAGAAAGCGCAAGATTTGCTGAACGGCTTTAACAAGGATGTGATTTCAGAATGAGTGTTTCATCATATGATGAATTAAATATCAGACCCAACAATCGCAGAAGTGAACCGTATAAAGAATATTTCAGCAAAATGTCAATATCAGACAAAGAAAAGCAAGAAAGGATAGCTTTTTCCGAACAAATGGATTGACGTAGGAGACAAAAGGGAACGAAAGACGCACCTCGAAGTCGGAGGAACCATACTCCCGATTGATGAGCCGTTCTCGGTTGGAGATAGCTTGCTACAATTTCCAAAAGACACCTCGCTAGGAGCTTCGGCAGACGAGATTGTGAACTGCCGGTGTTCAATTCAATACAGTTAATTTAGAGACGAGTAAAATCGTCTCTTTTTTATTAAAAAAATATGCACCCCGATAGCGTAATCATGGGAGACACCTTGAGCTGAGCGAACAGCGTAAAAAAGCGTATTGGTGACAGGAGATTTCAATGACAAGAGAAGATGTAAAGAAGATCTTTCCAGATGCAACCGATGAGCAGATTACCTCTTTCCTGAATCAGTCAAATTCTGATGTAGCTAAGGAAAAAGCAAAAGCCCAGAAATTAAAAGAAGATGCAGAAAAAGCAAAAGCGTTGGAAACAGAACTGGAAGAACTGAAAAAGCAGAACATGAGTGAAGCTGAGAAAGCAGAACTGGAACGCCAGAAAGAAAAGGCGGCAAACGAGAAAAGAATTTCTGATCTCGAATCTGCACTTGCAACTTCCCAGAAAGAAGCCCTGACAGGCAAAATTACTTCTATTTTTGCTGCCGCAGGAATGAAAGGAGATGCCTACGCAGGAGCAATCAAAGCATTTTCAAATATGGATGCCGAAGATGCACTCAAAGAAGCCCAGAATTTTGTTGATGGAATTTCCGAAGCAAATAAATCAGCGCTTGATACCGCAAAGGCCGCATGGGAAAAAGAAGCCCTTGAAAAGACACCTAATCCGGGTGGCGGTAAACCTGGTGGAAAACCAGAAAAGAAAAGCGAAGCATCTGAATATGCAAAAGCGTACTCAGCAAAAATGTGTCCAGAAAATAAACCGGCAGACGTTAATGCCCCATTAAATATTTAAGAAAAGGAGATTTAGATTATGGCTTTTATGAAAACAGAGCAGTACGAATCCACACCTAATATCCTCGAATCCGAGGTAGGACTGGTACTTAAAACCTATACAGCAGAACAGACAAATGCTGAAACCGTTGGAACTAAGAAGATTATTAAGGCTGGTTCTGTATATCCGACAAACGCAACTGGTGCTAAAGGCATTGTATTTGAAGATGTTGATATGACAGATGATGTAAAAAGACCTATTTCCGTAATTGTTGCAGGTCGTGTTCTTGAAAAAAGACTTCCGGCAACTGTCAACACAACTGCAAAAACAGAGCTTGAAAAAGCAGGTATCGTTTTTGTAACCACTACAGACCCAGAATTTTAAGGAGGTAAGCAGATGCCATTTAATATTTTAGAATCAATCACACAGGAAGAAAGACTTAACTTTTCTCAGGATTTCAGCGTAAAAAGACCGGGCATTCTTGACACCATCTTCCCGGATGTCAAAACCCAGTTCCTGAAAGCTGAATACTACAGACTTATGGCTGGACAGAGACTTCCAGAGGTAGCATTTGTTCATGCGCTTGATACTGAAGCAGAAATCGGGACAAGACCGGGCTTCGAAAAAGTTCTGACTGAAAAGCTCTTTATTAAGAGAAAAATCAATCAGTCTGAGAGATTACAGCAGGCAATTGAAAACGGTGTGCCGGATGACGAGAACTTAAAGAGATTTGTATTTGATGATGCAGCTAACCTGTTTGAAGGCGTTGTTGCCAGAGCAAATGTCATGAAAGGACAATTCCTTTCTACAGGTGCCGTAAAAGTCAAAGAGAACAACGTGGATATGAGCATTGATTATGGCGTTCCGTCCAGCGCAAAGGTAGAAATGTCAGATTGGTCTAAACCGGATGCAGATATCATGGGTGATATCCAGAAGATGGTTGCTGTTGCAGAGGATAATGGTTTTGTGGTAAACAAAGCCCTGACATCCCTTAAAATGATTAATTACATGAGAAATAACACTGCAATGCAGACAGCAGTCTTAGGAGCAGCAAACAAACGTCTCTTAACAAAACAGGAACTTGCAAATCTGCTTATGCAGGAATACGGAATCACAATTGATCGTTGTGACGAGAAATTCAGATTCAGAAAAGCAGATGGTTCACTCAAAACAGGAAGATACTTCAAAGAGAATGTATTCACTTTGTATGAAGCAGAGCCGAACGGTTCATTTGGTACTGGACTCTGGGGCGTAACACCAGAGGAACTTGAATACAGACAGTTTATTCAGGAAGAAAATCGTTCCTTTGTAACACTGTCCATGTGGGCTACACAAGACCCAGTTGCAGTTTGGACTAAAGCATCAGGTATGTTTGTTCCAGTAGCAGCAAAAGCTAATGGCGGTATCGTAATCGGTACCAAAGCGGGGGAATAAACGGGCATAGTCTCGACGAGAACAGCCAGTCACCATCTGTAGCAAGTGTTAAACACAAGTATACAGAAAACGAGCTGTCAAGCATGACAGTGGTTCAACTGAAACAGCTCGCAAGTGACAATGGCTATGCCCTGACATCGACAAATAAGGCTGGTATTATCTCTGAAATTTTATCTCAGCAAGGGTAGGTGATCTTGAATGAACGAAGAACTTGTGAATGATCTGAAAGAATATCTATCCGATGATGCGGAAACTGACGGTATGATTTCTTTGTCTGTGAAGCGTGCAATTCGTTCATTCAAAAAGAAACGCAACTATCCGTCTGGATATACAGACGAAAAAATCAATACCGATATGGAATGCTGTTATGATTGCATATTTGATCTGGCTCTTTATTTCCTTGTGAAGCAGGGAGCCGAGTTCCAAGAATCGCACTCTGAAAATTCAGTAAGTCGAAACTGGGAATCCGAAACAGAAATATATATTAATCATGGCGTTTTTCCATTTGCAGGAAGTTTAATTTAACTAAGATGGTTGGGTCACGTGGCACGGTATTTTTGTCCTCCCGGAGTGCCGCTGGGTTGCTTATATTCAGTAGGGAAAAGCAAATGTTAAGGGAGTGAAGAAAGGAACTGGCGATGGGATGTGAACATGAATGTTTTAATGAACACCGCATAGAAGAACTGGAAAAGAATTTTCAGCTGATGCAAGAGAAGCAATCTGATCGTAGTAAAGAGTTTTATGAGCGTATCGGGGAACTGGAAAGAAAGACAGCATTAAGTGAGAATGACTTGAACCATATCAAGTCAACTGTGGATGAGATGAATAACAATATAAAGACTCTCATGGCAGTCCCGGGAAAGCGTTACGATACAATCATTGTATGCGTTATTACAGCGATTGTCAGCGCAGTTATCGGTTTTATGTTAAGCGGTATTCTTCCAGTTTGATTCCACTTGTAAGGGAGGACGGTGGAAATATGAATTATACAGACTTTTCAGAAGATGAAAGAAAATTTTATTTAAAAGAAGCAGGCTTTGATTCCAGAGAAGAAAAACTGTTTCGATTACGGGCCTATGGCGAAAAGACACTATGGGAAGCATCTGAACTTATGGGGTATAGTCCGAGAACCATAGACCGAATTAACAAAAGAATAAAGAAGAAAATTTCCAAAGTTGCCCCGATGTATTGTCGGGGCTTTTCTTTGTATTATGGCGAAAACGTGGCGAAATAGTGACGTTCAAAAACAGAGTTCCTTCCTATATAATATAATCATAGGAGAAAACACAATGATTATGTTAAGAAACCCTTACGAGGGTATATGGGAAAAGCATCGTTCCATAGATGATATGGACATGATTCTTGAATCCCGGATAGGAGGAATAGATTATGGCAGGTTATCCGTATTATCCACAACAGCCAATGATAAACAATCCATACGGGCAAATACAGCCGTATCAGGACAGGCTGGCGCAATTGCAGAATAATTACCAGCAGGCAATGCCTTATGGTCAAATACAGATGCAACAGTTACAGCCGGTTCCACAGTCCCCTATGCTTCAAGGACAAATGGTGGATGGGATTGATACTGTAAAGGCTAAAGATGTGGATATGTCCGGCAATCCTGTTTACTATCCAAAAACAGACGGAACTGAAATTTACAGAAAACAGCTTCAATCCGATGGAAGGAGCAGAATTTTTGTTTACCGACTCGTAAATCCAGATGAACAGCAATCTAAGCAAGATGAAAAGCAGATTGACATTGAAGCAATGTTTAATCAGCTTCGGAATGATGTTTGTTCGGAGATTTCTGAAATAAAGAATATGTTTCCGACGCAGATGTCGGGAACACCAGAACCTAAGCAGAACGGAGGTAGGCAGAGATGATGAACCCTATGCAACTTATGCAGATGATACGTAACGGTGGAAATCCACAGCAAGCTATCATCAATATTATGAAAAATCAGTCTGGGAACAGCCCAGTTATAAACAATGCTATCAATATGATGGAAAAAGGCGACAGTGCAGGTCTTGAAAAACTTGCAAGAAACCTTTGCAAAGAAAAAGGAATTAATCCTGATGATATGTTATCGCAGGTTAAGAACCAGTTTGGAATAAAATAAGCGGATAAATTATTTATCCGCATATCTCCAACCAAATCCGTGTGTTTGAGAAAAAATGCCTTTGCAACATTTCCCTATTTTGGACTCCGAACATCCAGTCGCTCTGGAAGCTTCACCTATACTTCCAAAAGTGGCAATAATATTCCCAGTGTTTAAATCAATTTGGCTCACTGGAATAGAAGATGCGTTTTGGAATCCGGTTTTCCCTAGCCACGGTTTAGAACCTTTGTTTATTCCGATTTTGTAAGCGTGCAAATTGTTTTCGGAAGACGTGCACCATTCAAGGTTATTTACACAATTATCTTTTTTGTTTCCGTTAATGTGGTTAACTTGAGGCTTGTTTTCCGGATTTGGAATAAACGCTATTGCAACAAGACGATGTACCATAAAATACGCAGGCTTTTTATTCCGATATAAACTGACTCGCAAATATCTCCCGTCAGCGCAGATTGGACTTAATATTTTGATTTTGGAATGATGGTTTCCTGATTGCAAACTTTTTACATTCCCTAGATTGCTTACTTGATAAACACCTTCGTATTTTGGAATGTCTTTCCATATTTCTTTCATAAAAATAACACCTTGCCTTTCTGATGTACGCCTTTATTGGTTGTGGGAAAATCACTAAGGCATGTGACTTTCGGGTCGCGAATCCCTATTCCCACATAAATATTATACTATATTTCATTTAACATTGCTACAAAATTGAGCTGAAAGCCCGGGATTTCTACTTGATTTGTAAAATAAATCAAATAGGAGGTTTGAATTTATGATGAATTCAGGCGGATATAGCCTTGCTGACATTGCGGCAGCAACAGGCTCTAATAATCATGCAGATGATGGCTACGGCTTCGGCGGTGGATGGGCATGGTGGATCATTATACTTCTCATCTTTGGTTGGGGAGGCAATGGCTGGGGCTTCGGCGGAAACAGAGGAAATGGAAGCACAGATTTCTTAGACTCTGCTTTACAACGTGGCTTCGATAACCAGTCCGTAATTAGCAAGCTCGATGGTATCAGCAATGGTATCTGTAACCTTGGTTATGACCAGTTGGCTCAGCTGAATGGAATCAATCAGAATATTTCTAATGGATTCCACGGCGTAGATAATGCTATCTGCAATCTTGGCTATCAGACCCAGCAGGGATTTAATAGTACAAACATTGCACTTATGCAGGGACAGAATGCATTACAGTCTCAGTTAGCTCAGTGTTGCTGTGACAACAGGGAAGGACAGGCTCAGATCAGATATGATATGGCTACCAACGCTTGTGCAATCCAGAACTCAATGAACAACAATACCAGAGATATTCTGGAAAATCAGAACAGCAACACCCGTGCCATTCTTGATTATCTTTGCCAGAAGGAAACAGCAGACCTTAGAGCAGAGAATCAGGCACTTAAACTGGCGGCTTCACAGTCCGACCAGAATGCGGTATTACAGGCGGCTATGAACGCAAATACAGCAGAAATTCTCAGACGCACTGCACCACTTCCGGTTCCGGCATATCCGGCAAGTAATTTGTATGGATATTACGGAAACAACGGATGTGGATGCAACAGTGGTTGCTGCTAAGTAACTCACCCTTAGAGGTTGACTAAATTCTAAGAGGTGGGTTGCGGCTCACCTCTTATTTGATTGAGAGGTATAAAATATGAGTTGTAAAAATGTTTGTAAGCTTTGCAGCCATCTTGTAATCAGCCAGTCTGTATCGTTTACCGGTGGCAATCTTGTAATCACACTCCCGGCAGGCAGTTATTCCAATGGAGAAAAGTATTGCATTGTGATCGCACAAAGTATACCAGAAGCCACCACAATTACCGCCCCGGTAATGATTCAGATAGGAACAGGAACAACTTTGTATCCGCTAGAGAATCGTTACTGCGCACAGGTTACGGCTTGCGGAATAAGAACCAGAACGAAGTACGCAACCAGAGTAGCTACAAGTGCAACTGGCGGAGTATTCAAGATGTTGGGAAATCCAGCTTGTAGTCCGAGTAACAATTTAACAGCAATTAATGGTACAGCCCCAACGACAGACACACCTGTTACACAGGCTGCCAGAAAGGGGGCAATGTAATGCATAAAGTTGCAATGGAAATGGGAAAGTGGGCTATGGAAAAAGCCAAAGCGCATGGATTTGACAATCTTAGTTCTCAGGACTGGGACGATCTGAAAGATTGCTTAGAAGCGGTAAAATGCGCAATCTGTGCAGATAAAGATTATCGAATCGTAGAAGCTATGGACGAATGCGAGCAGGAAGAGAAATATCTTGGACGCATGGGATATGACAGATATCGTTATTCCAATGGCAGATTTGCCCCAAAAGGCAAAGGAAGCCGTATGGGATATAAACCATATCTGTACATGGAAGATGATGACTGGATGAATGAATATCTGAATAATCCAGAATTTGAACGCAATATGTACCGCATGGGATATCACCCAGAATATTCGGACAGGAATATGGGGAATGATGGCATGAATCGTCAGCAGTCCAGATACGGTGAAACATATGACAGATACAGTGAGAATCGTAGACATTACCATGATTCCAAAGACGCTGAATCCAAGAGAAAAATGGATGATTCCATGAAAGAGTATACAGAAGATATCATCCGCAATATGAAAGAAATGTGGGATGATGCAGACGCATCAATCAGACAGCAGATGAAAACTGACTTGACACGTTTCATACAGCAGATGAATTGAATATGAAATGAATTTTGCCCTTGTTACAGGAATGTAGCAGGGGCTTTTTAATTATGAGGGATTACTTATGGAAAACTTAACAGTAAATATTTTAGGAACCGAATACAGAATTGAGACAAGAAAAGTGTCAGAAGATAAATTTCTGAAAGAGAATCATTTTGGAGGCTATTGCGCAGAAGATGAATATTTGATTGTAGTCGCAGACTTAACTGAATCTGAATATTTTTCTAATATAACAGATTCTGAGAGAGAAGTATACAGGAAAAAGATTTTAAGACACGAACTTTTTCACGCGTTTTTGAGCGAATCCGGTTTACAAAGCAGTGCATTACAACCAGAGTGCCCGTGGAGCAAAAACGAAGAAATGGTTGATTGGTTTGCAATTCAATCTCCAAAGATTTTTAAAGTATTCCAAGAACTTGATTTAATTTGAAAAGGATGGTGATAAGCCATGCTAAGACAATTTTATATGAACGGCGACCAATGGAGAGTACAGTTTGTGTCTCCGCACGACAGCGTGTTAATTGACCGTACAGGCAATAGAACGCTCGGGGTATCGGATTATTCCACCCATATTATTTCAATCGCAAATAACCTGTGCGGAGAACTTCTGAACCGTGTATTTATTCATGAGTTAGGACATTGTGTGATGTTCAGCTACGGTCTATTACCAGAACTTCACCGCATGGTCAAGAAACGGTATTGGGTGGATGCAGAAGAATGGTGTTGCAATCTTCTGGCCGACTATTCTTGTTTCGTTATTGGCACAGCTAGAGACATACTAGGAAACCAGTTCACATATGTGGCTCCTATCGGGGCAGAAAGGATGATTGCATAGATGGCAAAAGCAGAAAACACAGTTATTTTTGATGGCATTCAGTACAATCCAGGTGACGAATTGCCGGATTTAGGCAGTTGGGTATGTACAGACGCAAGAGGTATGGTTCGTGATTACGAGGGACTTTCAAAAGACGTATTAAAACTGCCACATTATGTGCAGAGTGGTTCTTCGGCGTTGTGTCTTGATACTTCTGAATTATACGAATATCACAAACCTACCGATACATGGTACAAACTGTAAAGGAGAAGCGCATATGGCATTAACAGCAAAAAAAGTATATGCAATTTTAAAACGCCAGATTTCCGATATGGAAGCAAAGTTAAACAGCCCTCTAAGGTACAGAGGTACAGTTGCGACTGCTGATTTGCTTCCATTAAATCCAGACATTGGCGATATGTACAATATCGAGTCTAAATCTGTCTATGGCGAAGCAGGAATGAACGTGGCGTGGAATGGGGTAGTATGGGATACTATGGGTGCCCCGATTGATATGTCTTTGTATTTTACAAAAGAAGAAGCAGATACCACAATACAAAACATGGTAAATGAGTACTTTGAAAATAATCCGGTCAAACCCGGAGCCACGACAGAACAGGCGCAGCAGATCGAGCAGAATAAAAAGGATGTTGCTTCGCTAAAGGAAGATTTATCCACCAAAATCACCAAGTTCTACGCCAGTTCACAA